CGAGCCTTATCTCATTGACTGTACGTGGGAGGTGAATCAGGAAGAGTCCATAGACGATGCCGGTATCGAGTTCACCACCAATCTGATTATCTCCACAGAGCTGAAGCACAACGGCGCTGACGTGCGTAAGCCGCTGCGTAACGATTATGTTGCGGTGGGTGATACCACGAGTGAGCCGGATCCGGTTAAGGCGAAAGGCGACGTGATACGGGCGGTCAAGATGTGGGATATGTCGTTCTTCGAAGAGGAGCCCGACTACAAAATCCTGACGTCTAACCGCAACTCCCTCGGGGCCTGATATTACTGGAGGTCAGTATGCCGGTTAAGGGCATCAAAAGCGTTCAGATGAACACCAGAAAGCTGCTCGGCCAGATAGCCGGGCCGGTGACCGAGCGGGTGATAACTGAAGTCATGATTGTGGGCATAGGCTATTCCGCTCAGATCACGCCGATGGATACCTCCACGCTGGTGAACAGCCAGTTCCGTGAGTTGAGGCCCATTCCGAAAGGCATGACCGGCCGAGTCGGTTATACCGCCAGCTATGCCGCCCGGGTCAACGCAGCACCAGGCACGCTGAAAGGCCAGCCGCGCGCGAATGGCAACGGCAACTACTGGGATCCGAACGGCGAGCCGGACTTCCTGAAAAACGGCTTTGAGCGTGACGGTATGAACGATATCCGGGCAACCATCCGACGAGGATACAAACTATGACCCGCAGCGAGGTTTATGACGCCCTGCGCGCCTGGCTTCAGCAGCACGGCTTTGATACGGGCTACCGCGTGCAAAAAAGGTTTTTCACTGAGCGGCCGGACTCACAGAACGAGCGCTACCTCATCATTCAGCAGAACGGGGGCGGGGGCGACGAGGAAGCCATATCCCGCGACTATTTCCGGATCATCCTGCTGACCGGCCAGGGCGATCCCGGTATCGATGCCGTGGAAAATAACGCTGATGCTACCCGCCGGGCTATGAGCCTGGAGTATCAGACCGAATGCATCATCCTGATGCAACCAGTCGGCGGCGTCCCCGCCTTCAGAACCGAAGAGGGCCGTGTGGCCTTCGAAATCAACTTCAGAACCATCATTTCCCAGTAACGGAGTAAAAACTTATGGCCGGATGTGAATCAGGTGCTTTCACAGGGCTTGCTGTCGCCGTTTATTATGCGGTCGGCTGCCCTGAGGTTCAGCCAGCAGCGAACCAGTATAAGCGCCTCGGTATGATGCGCGGCAAAACCACGGGCGTGGAGTGGGAGACTGCCGACGCAACGGGTGACCAGAGCGCGGCGTTTACCCAGGAAAACATCACCACCTATAAAAACGTGTCTTTCTCCGGTGACGGTGTAAGCCGTAAGGAGGCTATCTACGGTCAGCGGGCCATGAAACGCCATGTCTACAGCCCATCAGCGGAAACCAGCAACCAGCCGTATGTCTGGCTGAAAATCATTTCCCCGCTTGATATTACGGAGGGGCCGTTCCTCGTCACAACCTGGCAGGACGAAGCGCCCCACGATGATGTTGCAACCTGGTCGCTGGAAGCCTCCAGCGCTGGCCTGGTCGACGTGCGCGACGTGGGCGATACCATTACCATCACGACTCAGCCGCAGAGCCGCACGCTGGAAGAAGGCGACACGCTGACGCTGAACGTGGCGGCCACCACCAGCGGCAGTTCTCCTTTTAGCTATCAGTGGCAGCGGGACGGTCAGGATGTCAGCGGAGCAACAGCGGCAACGTACACCAAGGCTAACGTGACGATTGCAGACGATGGCACCTACGCCTGCGTTGTGTCGTCCTCAACGGCCAGCAGCGTATCGTCTGGTTTCGCGAACGTCGTAATCACAGCTTAATTACGGGGCTTCGGCCCCTTTGAGGTTTTATGCAGGTCATCACTGATATCGGCCAGGCGGTGATCCGCGCTGGTGGCCGCGAGATATTCCTCAACCCCTCTTTTCTGGCGATGTCGCGGATCGGCGCACCGGAAGAAATTGTCAGGCTGTTCGTCACTGTGCACGCCGGGCACTACCCCACGCACCGGATTAGCGAGCCGGCGATCATGCGCGACGTGCTGGCCCGCTGCTTTGCTGAGATGGCGGCGGTCGCTGCCCGGGTGGTAATCGCCTGCTGCACAGAGAATATTAGCCAGCTGATCGGCACATACAAGGTCACAACTAAAGGCAAGCTGTTCTACCGGCCCGGCCTGCTGCCGGTTGCCGACGTGATCGAGCTGGCGCGGCACTTGATCCGCCACGGTGTGATGGGCGACCAGCCGCCAGAGCAGCTAAAGGGTCAGAAAAATGAATATTCCAGTAAATTTGATGCCCGGTCATTCGTCTACACAGCCGTTGCCCACTTGGGCATGAGCGAGGCAGATGCCTGGAACATGACAATGACCAGTTTCCGCGCCGCCATGAACGCCAAGTTCCCGGCGCAAGAGAAAGACAAGATCCCGACGGAAGAAGCCTATGATGAGGTCATGGACTGGGCTGACAGGATGGTTGAACTGGACGCACAGCGGAGAACCTCTTCGTCTTAATTCAGTAAAATCATGTAAAGCCTCTATAGCTAAGAACTTTGCTGTCGATAAAAAGATATTTATGGATCTAGGTATAAAGCTATGGATTTAAAATACAAGTTAACTCGTTATGTTATCTGCTTAGCCTTAGGCGTGCCTCTTACTGTAACTGGAACGTTTTTTTTATTTGAATGGTCATCTTTAAAATATGCAAAGCAATTAATCAATTGTGGTGACGATGCTAGTCAGGCAATGATAAACATTACTGATTCAATTGCTTTTGATGATGCAATTAAAGAATACAGCAATATAAATCAAGCAATGACTCAGTGTAGAAATAATGCGGACCTTCGAAAAGGTAATTTAGCTTTCTTCAAGGACGAAAGAGCAAGAGTGCGCTCGGGTGGTTGATCATTGATCACTTTTGAGTCCAAAAATCATATGTTCTGTTGCGCTGTCGCACTCACCTGATAGGATTAGCCTCATCTTTTACTGATGGGGATAGGGATATGAATATCTTTATGGTTGCTTTGGGAATTTTTGGGTTATTGGTGACTTGTGTCTTCGGGTTTCGTGAACCAGTCACATTATTATTCATCATTCCTACGACTTTACTTATTGGCATAACTTTTATGAAAATTGCTGATAAAGCTAAGTTCAATCAGCGATTGAGTAAAAGTGAGCAAAAGGGCACGATACGCTTTTGTGCCGCTGCATTCTTGGTAGTTTCTTTAGTTTGTAATGCCGGGTATTTGATATGGATTAATTCTCTATTTCCAATTTTTGGAAAAGAGTACTCTGCACGAGTTTTAAGTGACAACGCTAAAGAACAAGCGAAAATCTTTGATAGGTCGGTAGAAGTGGAGAAGTACAAAAAAACTATTAGTGCCGAAGAATCTGTTAAGAAGCTACTTAAGGATTCCTCATCTGCAAAATTTACGGGTGCTAAAATCGGAAAGCAAGGAGCTGTGTGCGGCTATGTCAATGCTAAGAATAGCTTCGGAGCATATGCCGGGGATGCTCGTTATATATCAATTTCTGGCACCTCTAAGATAGATGACGGTAGCGATGACTTTGCAAAGTCATGGGAAAGCACTTGCATTTAAAGTGGACATAGAATTTCTAAACCCCGCCCCGGCGGGGTTTTTTATTGCCCGGAGAAAGTAAATGGAAAATGTAGGCGGCATTTATTACGAGATCAAAGCCGATACTCACGCGCTTTTACAGGCTGATAAGCAGGTAGAAGAAGTAACGAATAATATGGAGCGCGGTTTTGAGAGAGCGGATGATGCTGCCGATGGGTTGAACACCGGGCTTAGCAAACTGGCTTCAGCCCTGAAAGCGCTGATCGCGGTTTCTGCACTGCGTGAAATGGCTCGCATGGTGCAAAGCTACCAGGAGATGGCTGAACGCGTGCAGATGGCGACCTCAAGCCAGGATGAGTTCGAGCGCGTACAGAAGCGCCTGCTTAGTACTGCTAACGGCACTTATCGATCGCTGGCAGAGGCCCAGGAGCTTTATATCCGCAGTGCTGATGGCCTGCGCAGTATGGGGTACTCCACTGAACAGGCAATCGACGTTCAGGACTCCATGTCTTACGCGTTCGTGAAAAACGCCGCGTCTGCCGAACGTGCTGATTCTGCTATCAGTGCCTTCACCAAAGCGATAAACACCGGTACCGTATCTGCCGACCAGTGGGAGTCCATCACCACTGCCATTCCGACAGTCATCAACGATATTGCAGCAGCCAGTGGCAAATCAGCTGCAGCAGTCCGCGCCCTTGGTGCGTCAGGTAAGCTTACAGCTTCGGATCTTACCGAAGGCCTAAAACAGTCACTCGAGGCAAACACAGCCGCAGCTGCTGGTATGTCTAATAATCTGGTCGATGCCAGCGTCAGGATGCGCACAGCTGTAACCGCTATGCTAGTGGCAGTTGAAGGGCAGACCGGAGTTATTCAGGGTTTCACTAATAGCATCATCACCGCAGCCGATACGATCTTGGGCTTCTCTGAGAATTCCGAAGCCATGACGGGCTATATCGACAGTGCAACGCTGGCCGCCAAAGCATTCGCCCTGGTAATGGCCGGGCGCTATGCAGGATCATTGAAAGACTCAATCAGCGGCAAGCTTCAGTCTGTCGCCGCCACGCGCCAGCAGACCGCTGCAGAGAACCAGTCTGCACAGTCATTACTCATTGCTGCTAATGCAGCACAGAGAAAAACTCTTGCTGACAAAGAAGCGGCATTCTCAGCCGTTGCGCTGGCTCAGGCCGAGCTCAATGTCGCACGTGGAAGTAACGCCGAAATGACGGCACTGGAAAATCTCAGCGCAGCAAAATCACGCGCACGGGCTGCTTCGCTGGCGCTGGTGGAAGCGGAAACCGCCCAGGCTGCGGCTTCTGCCAGAGCTGCGGCGGCGGCACGCGCTGCATCGGTGGGATTTGGACTTGCTCGTGGCGCTCTTTCACTGATCGGCGGCCCGGCGGGTGTAGCAATGATTGCTGCATCCGCGCTGCTTTACTGGTGGCAAGCAGCGCAACAGGCCCGTCAGGAGGCGATCGCCTTTGCTGATGGTCTTGATAGCTCAATGACTCCATGAGATCGATGAGCAACACTCAGCTGCGGGGAACTCTTGCTGATGCTAACGAATCAATGCGGGCGCAGAAAGATGAGATAGCTGGCTTAGA